ACGAGCCGTACGCTACGTCTTGCACGTACTTCGTTTCTGTGTTGCCGTTCTGCTTGAGGGGCGCTTCATAGGGGATACCCGTGGCGCCGTTGATTGCCTTCCAGAGTGCCTTAAGGGCTTCAATCTGTTCGGGATAGAATCCCATAAATGGATCAAGCTCTTTGCCGTGCACCCAGGCGCCCTCCACCATGGGTCGCTCTCCGAAGCCGTTTTCAATATACCACTCCTGATATTTGGGATAGTATGCGTTGCTAATCTCAACACCAACTGAAGGTCGATTGGTGCGTGATGAGCCTGCATGCCACGCTGCGTGTTGCATATCGAGGGTCTGATAGATTGTGCCGTCATTATCAATTAAGAAGTGCACCGAGGCGCCTCTTCTGTCCAGAACTCTCTGACATGACGTAGAGGAAAGACAGACATCCCAATGATTCACAAAGTATCGAATCTTTCGTTTTGGGCGCCCTGAGTAATCATAGTATTGGCCGGCACGGGTCTCAAGGCCGCCTCTTTCTGACCATAGTACAAATTTGTCCCACTCGATTGGGTAAAATTCACCATTATAAACAACATAATTAGAATAATGACAGTCAGCGGGTTTATATTCATCTATATCTGCTTGGCGTTCTGTCCACAGACGACGAAACGTCATCGGCCCGCACAAGCCATCGCCACTAAGACCATGGGCTTTCTGCCATTTCTTGATTGCTCTTACAAGTTTGTCGTCAAAATATTTTTCACCAAACCAGCTCGGCTCCCATCCAAGTTTTTTGGCCGATGCCTCGTTATAAAAATGTTTGTCCATGCATAAAGCGCCCCTATTTACTCAACTATACCTACAACATAATTGTCTAAGATAACGTTATAAATAGTTCCACCAAAGCTTATTTCCTCGATCATGCCCTTGTCTATAATCAAGGAGCACCCTTCCCTTACATCAAACCGAACGTCTGCAGCAGCAGCCAGCGCACGGACCGGGCCGTACCTATCTTGGTGCGGAGCATAATCTTCCGGCAAGACAATTATAGAATCTCTCGCTTGTTCGGCAGCCTCCGGCACTTCTACTAAAATATATCTATTAACTGGATTAAACATTTTCTATTTCTCTCTGAATTAATTGTTGTTGTGTGGAGTACTCTTCTTTACTGAGAAAGATGTCTTCTCTCTTTCCACATTTATTGCAATACATTGTCATGTGTACATTGTCGCCATGAGTCGACCTTACATTTCCAGCCGGCACAAAGTAGCACTCAGCATTGGTAGCGTTGCATCTTCTTCTTATTAGGCGTGACTCCATTAAGTGATTAAAGTTCACATTTCCCCCTAAATGGTGCACGTATCATTGGTGCAAAACTTGGTTCCTGAGCCGCCTTCGACCGTATCGAACCTCTGAAGTGGTGTGATACTCTTAATGGCTTTTTCATACTCTTTCTTGGTGATTGCCTCGTAGGGTGCTTGCTTGTATCCTGTCTCCTCGTACTTGAGAAAGGAAACAGCCTTCAAGCGTGTTTCGTATAGTTCAAGTGCAGATTTTAGCTGTGGAGCTTCGTTGTCCTTAAAGGTTACTGTTATCGAGACGGAATTGTCCGCCCAATAATGCTGATATTGGGCAGCAATTTCAAGTTGTTCCCACATCGAGACGTCCTGCTTACCCTTTGAGTAATAGGGTTCGTGGACAGGGAACTCAACACAAACAGTATTCGGAGAGTATGCGTCATCTTCAATAGTATATCCTGCTTCTGATAATTTGTCAAGCAATTCTGAAGTTTTTGAGAACCTGATGCGTCTAATGTAATACTCATCTTCGGGGAAGTGAATTCCCGGTGTTGACCCATTGAGCAACGACACGGTTCCTGACGGCTTGATGGAGGTCATGCGTACTGACTTGGGAATGCACAGCCAGTTGGAATACTCCTCGTCAAGCTGCTTAACGTGCTCATATGCCTTGTCGCACATATCATAAACCTCTCGACGGCCGAACTTATTAAACGCCTGCACAACTCCAGATTGGGAGAGTCCAATGCGTCGGTTTTTGAGCATCTTTGCATTGGTCTCTGGCCAGTGGGTATTAGACAGAGTAATCGTCTTTCCATAAAGATAGGCGATCTTTAACGTACGCAAATAATCATCCAAATCATCGTGCTTTGCCGGATAGGTTTCCACCAAACAGCAAAGCTCTGCATCTTCCAGTTGTTGCTCCACACAAGGGTTGAAGCCGGCAACGTTAATGTCGTCAAACCTGTCGCCATCCTTAAAGCGGCCCTTGGTGCGGGCGTTGTTAAGCCAGATATATCCCGGCTCGCCATTCTTCTGGCTTTGTGCTGCATGCCACGTGTAGTCCATCCCAACTTCTGCGTTAAAGGAATTGTTTGAACCCCACCGGTGATGATAAAGCTTCTCTTGATCGTTCTTCATTTCAAGATAGCGGGTGTCGTCATATCTTCCCATAGCCAAGGCGGCAGAGCGCCGCACATTGCCTGAAACCACACAGCGCCCAATGAGATTCTCGGTATCCACAATATCCACCGATGTAATGGCTTCTCCGATCTTGCCAGAGAACATCTCTGTGAGATTTTCGTGCAGCTCTATGAGTGGGCCGGGTCCAGATGACGTTCCTCCAAAGCCTTTAATCTCAGCCCCAAGCTCTCGAATGGCGGAATAGTCAAACTTGGGCACCTTTCCACCAAAGAAGAACCCGTCAAGAAGAGTGTGTACTGAGTCCACCCACCCCTCGCGCGAGTCATCAATAACCAGTGTATCATTGGTATATGATGGCTCTTGAATGGTGACTGTTCCGGCGCCTTCTGTGTCGAACCCAACGCCGACACCAACCATCAATGCGTCCATCATCCACGCGAACAAATAGCCGCCCTTTGTGGCCAAGTCACGCGTTGATCGAAAGGCACAGTTAAACAATCCGGCAGCAGTACGCTCCTCAACAAACTTAGTCCCCATCATCCAGAGGCCGCGGCCAGGGGGTGTCCACTTTAAGTTGAAGAGACGATCATACGCCTCTTTGGCAGTCTTTTGTGCCTTGCTATCGTTCCACTCCAAGCCAAGCTGGAAGACGTGCTGCTTTTGCATATTGAACATACCCTCTACCACGCGCCGGCATGTATTCCACCACTCTTCGCTACCGGTGGCGTCCGGATCAAACTCTTTGAGGCGGCGAGAATATGTACGTTTAAAAGTTACATATCCCAGGGGGCCCCACGGCACCTCGGCTTCCTTGTAGGGCTCAATAAATGTATCGGACAATCTAAATCTACGGATATTCTCAATGGTTCTCATTTTCTTTACTTCCTTTTTCTAAATTTCTCATACTTGTTCTGCAGAAGGTCTTTCTGCATACTCGCGCTGAGTGCGACTGGATTCATGGGAGCCACCCCATTGGTCACCACCGTTTTCGGCATTATTTTAATGCTGGCACTGGAAGGATCCATAAAAATATTATAAATCATCCCATCGGGGCCATTTCTATTTTTAGCAATAAAAATCTTCCCTTGGTTGTTTTGCTTGTCTTCAATTGTCCGAGAAACAGAGAAAATAAAATCAGCTACGAAGCACTTGTTAAATGCTTCTGAAATTTGCTCCATTGTGATAACTTCTGCATTCAGACCGGAGCGATTAGTTTGAGAGGCCGTCCAAATTGGGCAGCCATACTCTGTAGAAATTCCTCTTAACTCCTCATAAATGGATTCAAGCTCATTTCTCTTTTCTTTCCGAACAACAACTGGCTTTAAAAGATCGGCATAATCAACGATTATCATCCCTGGCTTGATGCCTCTCTTAATCAACTTATTTAGGTGGGATTTAATGGTGTTAGTCGATGCAGATTTGGTAGGGTATTCCTTAACGATGAGTTTTCCGTCGATGTCTTTGATTTCTTCGTAAACCTCATCCTTAAAATTAATAATATCAGAAAGGGGGTATCCTGTTAAGCAACTATCGTATCTTGTTGCGATAATTGTGTCTCCAAGCTCCAAAGTGTAATGAACAACAACCTTGCCTTCTTTCAGGCCTTGAGCACCAAGATGCACCAAACAGAATGATTTACCGGCGCCTGTGGGCGCAATGACCACTCCAAGCTCTGACTTTCCTAGGCCGCCACCGCAGATATCATCAATCTGCTTCCACCCGGTTGTGACCGGCAAGCGGTGCTTGGGGATGAAGCGCTTTTCAAAGTCAGCAAGATAATCATAACCAAAGTTATTATCGGAACCCAACTTGAGCGAATCATTAATGGTCTTGGAAATCTCATCGAAAGAGCACGACTGCAGAAGTCCAACCGACTTCATCATCGCTTCTTTCAGGTTTTGCTTTCTGCAGAAATCAAGTGATTGCTCTTTGATGTACTGGGTGTCTGTTGCCTCTTTGGCTGTGATTTTGGCGAAGTATTCTCGGACCTGCTTGCGCACTATCTCGTCTTCACTGTCGAGTTCAGTGCGAAGCATCGTGATGACGGCCTCAGCAGACGGGTGAGTGCCGTAACGGTCGCGATAGTTGATAATTTTCTCAACAAAAACGCGTAAATACTCAAGCTCCAAAAAGTTCGTATCAAGAACTTCAGTTATCTGATCGGCAAATGGACGATCCTCATAGATAATCTGGACTAGGCCTTCTTGGAATGCTTTTCCATAGCGACTAAAACTAATATTTTCGCTCAAAAATCACCCCGCCTTCGCATTACTAAATATAACATATTCTACTCTAAAGTCAAGCAATTTAGCATTCCGAATTAATTTTATTTAGGTGCAGTTCCAAGTCCTTCCAGTTAAGCTCTCCAAAGCCGTCATCGCGCATTTTCTTCATAATCTCTATCTTATTGAAATTGCACTCGAAGTTCTCCACAGCGTTGCGAATAAAGTCCTTTGACTGTGGTGAGAGCATTGGAGAATAGAGTTGCATCATTTTATAATTGTGGGCGACAGTTTCTTGACCTTCGATGATATTGTCGTGAAACTTTAGCTTCTTGTCGACCTTCTCACAATAAGAAATTACATCATCAATGGTATAGTCCTTATCTGCAGCCAGAAATCCGAGACGGCGCTGAATGGTCTTAAAGCCAACGGATTTGATTCCAGGCAGGTTGTCTGATGCATCGCCAACAAGTGCCCGGGCTAGCGCCATGTTGCGCGGGTGTACGCCA